CAATAATATAATAAAAAATATATTTTTAATGAAATCATATAATGATGATACAAGAAAAATAACAAAAAAATTAATAAATAATAGATTTTCTATAGAAGAACATTTAACAATAATGAATGAAACTGATAGAACAATTGTTGGTTTATTATGGCATGAAAATATAATAGATGTTTTAAGTAAAATGGAAAAGCAACATTCAATTCCATTTTATTTAAAAATTTTAGATAATATATGTTTTGCGGATTATATAGATAGAATAACATTTCAAAAACAAATTTGGCAATTTAACGAGATGAGTTCATTAATAAAGACATTTAAAAATAATAGTATATATCATGATACATTTTTTTCCAATGAACAAAAAAAGAAACAAACTTTCAACCCATCAGAGGTAAGATTTACAAAAGTTTTAACAAAATATTCAACAGAATACAATAATTCAATATTTATTCAAAATTTATGTCAAGAATTATCAATGGATAAAAATGATATGTTTGCCTTTTTCTTGGATTTAAAAAATAAATATAGTGATAATGAAATATATCTTTTATTTGAGAATTATGATATATCAAAATTAGATGTTAGTCGTATTTATAGATATTTAGATAAATATACAAAGGAAAATGCCGAAGAAACTGAAGATATTGTATTTTCGGATGATGATATGTAGAAAAGTATAAAAAATAAGTTTTTATAAAAATAAAAATTTATTTATAAAAATATTAAATTATTGCTTTCCCAAGTTTAATCGTTTTCTTGCTTCCAAATTTTTATTGGTCCATGATTCTTTTACAACTTGGTTTAAAAGATTAAACTGATGATTTTCATATTGTTCCGGACTATCATAAAATAAAACTAATGAATCTTTCCTACCTTTATTACCAGTAGCATCAATAATTTTGAAAAATAAATCTTCATTTAAACTTCCAACTAAAAATGGAGTTTTAGCACCTGTAACAGCATTTCTTATTTTTGTTCCAGTTTCTCCTGAACCAAAAAGTTCAACTGTTACTTTGTCATAATATTTGCCATCAATCCATTTCATTTTCAAAACTTTAACATATTTATCATATTTTGTATCAGTCTTTTTTACTTCTTGTAAAATATTATTTTTATTTTTAGAAGTTAAAACAATATCATTTTCAGTATCAAAAAACATATTTTTCTCGTAACTCATTAATCCCTGTTATAAAATATAATATAGCTTTATGTTGTTTTAAAAATATATTATAATGAATCATTTTTTTCCTGATTTGTAATCATCTAATTCACTCGTAAGTAATCTTATTTTTTTTAATAATTCATTAATAAGATATGATTTTTCTGATAATTTTTTTTCATATTCATTTATTATATCATTATTAATTGGTTTATTAATATGGGATAAAAATTTGTTTTGGGATTCTCGCATTTTATTATGTTCTTCAATTCTTCTAGCTCTATCTTCTTCTAGCTGTTTAATTTGTTCCATTACTTTGGGTTTATTTTCTGGTCTACCAGGTTCATAATTTACTAAAACTTTATTCATATCATACATATAAAATTGTTTTAATACAGGATCTTTTATAAAATCATCTACTGTATATTTAGATAAAACAGCTTTTGTTGCTTCTGGATTTTCTAATAATTTTTCTTTATTTAATGAATTGTGTTTATGTGAAAAAACCAATATAGATTTTAAAGTATCTAATTGAATCAAAGGAATAGTATATCCTTTTGTAAATTGAGTTTCTTCTGCTAATGCTTTTTCATCATCATATTTAGTTTGTTTTAATAATTCTTTCCTGAAGGCAAATGTAGCGGCTGTTGAATGATATTGTTTATATGGACCGCATTGGTAAATACAATTTCTAGATTCAAAATAAACATGCATTTCAGATGAACCAGCGATTAAATATTGAGGATTTTGTAATAATGTTTCAACCGCATGTGAAAATCTTTCCTCTGGATAATAGTCATCATCATCCATATAAATAATAATATCTCCTGAACACTTGCTATTTGCTAAATTTCTTTTTTTTCCTAATAACATTTTTTCTTCATAATAAAAATATTTAACTTGTGGGATATGTTGAACTAAATCTCCAATAGGATCGGTTCCATCATCAATAATAATCCATTCAATTCTGTCTTTTGGATAAGTTTGATTAAAAAAACACTTGATCATATAAGGGATAAAGGGTCGTCTATTAAATGTAGGAGTAACAACACTAATAAACGGTAATGAATTAATGGTTTTATTTTTTCCCATTATAACAATTTATAGAATATTTTTTAAAATTATATTTAAATTCTTTATTATACGAATCTTATATTATATTTTTTTTTTCCATTCATTTTGTATTGTTTTCCTCTGCTTTGAAATCCACCGTTTTGAAATCCACCGTTTTGTTCTTCAGGAATAGCACAAACATTAAACGGAACCGCATTAGAATTTACATCATTTTTATTAAATGTTACTTTTGTTTGGTTAATTCCAACAGATTTAGTAAATCCATTAGTATTAACTTCAGGATTTTCAATTCTATATTCTCCTATAATGTATAAAATAATTAAAGCAGGAATTATGGCTAGAGCAATATCTATTGTAAAAAAATTAAACGCATTAAATAGTAGACCAATTGAAGCCAAATCCAAGAAAAATTTTGATTTATAACTAAAAGAATCTAATATTAAATTTAATACATTGTAATTTTTATTATTAACTTTACCACCAACAGCTAATGGTGTTATAAAAGAATATAATGTCAATAAAAATGGCGTTAATAATGCGGAAATTAAAGCACCAAAACAATTAATTCCAAGTAATACTAATGGAATAATTCTTAAAAATGATATTTTGTTAGTAGGTTCCCATTTCTTTTCATTATTTTCCGAAGCAGCTCTAAAAAACTGAGGTATATTTATAATATGGTAAAAAAAAGTCCAAAGATATGAAACACTAAAAAATATAAAAAATAAAGGAATTGCGATTAAACCATAAATTAACATTATTACAGATTCAGGAAAATAACTTAAATAATAAAAAATTATATTAATAATCTGAAAGTTAGTAGCAATAATACTATCAAAAACTTTGGAATAATATAAAGCAGTATTGGCAAATACACCAGATTCAGGTTTGGCTTTTAATTTTAAAGCGCATAAAAAGCTATCTTTGAAACTAGCTAAATATTCTTGAGAATCAAAATTGATTTTTTGTGAAATTGTATTTTCACTATTAAATGAGAAAAAATCATGCCAAGGTTTAATAACATTAATATCAATTGGTAAATCTTTAATTATTCTATTAATATCTGTAAAAGGTGCTAAACTACTATTATCAGGTAAAATATTAGATTGAGCAACTTTAGTAGTATATAAGCCAAAAGAACCAATTATAAAAACAAAAATAATTATAGTTCCAATAGTAACAACTAAATAATAAATTAAAAATGGAATAACTTTGTTTTGTTTTGTTTCTGAATTTGTATTATTTTTTTTATCATCAATTGTATTAGTATCTTCAGTAGACATTAGTTATAATAATTATATATAAAAATTTTTATAATAAATAAAAATCATAATTAGTGATCATACAAAAAATAATATTATTGTATATTAAATATGAATTATAAATATACAATAATATACACAGGAATCTGTTTATTACTTTTTTGGATAATAATAAAATGGGGTTCATCAATAATTCAAAACTATTGTTTTAAAAATAATTTGGTAGAGGGTTTAACTGACTTTGAAAAATATTCTTATAATGTGGTCCCTTATCCAAAAGATGCGGTAATAAATTATAATGATATAAATTCTCCACTATATAGTCACACTGTAAATTTACCATTAACTGATCGTGTTAGTTGTCAGAATTTTTGTGGACCTAAGGCTCAATGTGCTATAACTAGAGAGCAATGTACAGCAGATATTGATTGTTATGGTTGTAATCCAGGTCCAAAACCATTAAATAGTTGTGTAACAAAGGACGTTGCTCCATATGATAATGGTGGAAAATTGACTCAAAATGAGGGTTTACATTATAGTTCATTAACAACAGGATATGATAATCATGGTATAGATTTTGAAGAAATTTATCCGGGTTCCAAAGAGGCTCAAATAATAAAGCCATATTTGGGAGTTGATAAATGGAGTCGTGGATTTAACGAAGGATTAAAATTATACAATAAAAAGCAGGAATTATATGATAAATATCAAGAAGAAAAATATAATTTGGGTGATACAGAATCAGGAAAAGTTCAAGATTTTGAGCCTAAATATCCGACAACAATTTCAGCAACAGGAGCATTTTTTGAAACCACACCTCCTGCTTCCAATGCGTATCTAGTATAAACCCTAACCCTAACCCTATTATGTCGCATACATTAAACCAACATTTCCACCAATAAAGTTGACAACATTAATTCTTTCTTCAAATAAATGTAAATCAAAATTATAATCATAAATACGCCATGTAGGTTTATTAATACCAATAACATTACCTGTTTCTGGATCACATATTGTTAAACTTTGTGCTAATGGGTCCAATGGTGGGATAATAGTAGTAAATTCTAATTCAATTTGTGAAAATCTACTCATATTTATTGCTCCTGATGGTTGTAAATCAGAATTATTTGAATGAATACCAAAATTATAACAATATAACCCATCGGGAGCATTGCCAGAAGTTCTAGTATATTTCTCAATATAATCAAAAATACCAGCAGCTTGAATATTTTCTCTATAGGCACCATCTAATAAAATACCCATAGCTACTAAAATTGGTTTTATATTTTGAAGATTATATGTTTGATTTATTACTAATCCAGTTAATGTACCATCTGGATTTACACCTGGTCCTATTGGTACAGGAACTAATGCTCCTCCTTGAGTGCGATAAATAGTATAATTACCAGATGTTGGAGCTTGTATTACATTGACTGGTCTATAATTATATGGCCAATTTGTATAATTTGACCATTCATTCCTTAAATTAGCATCACTTCTTTGGAAATAAAATAACCAACTTGAAACCATTCCTAATGAATCTAACTCTATTTTGTTAGGTCCAGTAACATTAGGAAATATTTGTTCATGAACTTGTTTTATTAAATACTTTTGCTCTTGTAAAGCAAACAATCTTTCTTCCTCATTTGATAAAAAACAATAAGTACAATTTAAATGAATATCAGCATTCCATATTCCTCTTTGATCTGGATATGAAGTTATATCTAGACATAAGTCGGGTGGAGGATGTAAAAAACGATAAAATTGCATATACCATGAGTTAAAATTAGGTGCTATATATGGATAATTATTAAACGCATCAAATACATCACGTATTTGAAATAATTGATTAATAGGTCTAAATGTAACATTGATTTGTAATTCATTATATTGTAAAGATGTTAATGGAAACGCCATTTGTGATTTTAATCCAAACCAATTATTTAAAGGAATATATAATATTCTACCTCTAATAGAAGGTTCAGGACCTGCTATTTCATCGGTATAAAAAGCATTTGGATATGAATTTACGCGTGATTCAGCATTGGCTGGATCTACTAATTCAGGAATATGCCCAATCATATTATAAAACAATTCCTTTTTAGTAAGAGAAAAATCTCTTTGAACCGCAGCTAATAAATAATCTCCAGAATATTCTTGTAATGTATAATTACCACATGTAAAACTAATTTTAGAAATCATTTTAGCTCCAATATATTCAATCCATTTGAATTCATATGGAGCCCATTGTTCTATATTTCCTAGACCT